TGATAACTAGATTTCACAACGGATCATGGTGGGCATACAGCTCGGAGTTCGACAGCGACACTGGCCCATATTCAACAGAAGAACAGGCGCAGAATTTTATCGACCGGGCACTAGCTAAAATCACACAGGAGAACACCATGCACAAGATTGACGGTTCCAGCGCCATCGCCGGCGTCGAGATGAAAGGCGACGACCTGCGCATCCACTTCTCGAGCGGCAAGGCCTACGACTACGCCGGCGTCGGCAAAGAGAAAATGACCGCCATGATCAACGCCGAGTCACCTGGCAAGTACTTCGCGGCCGAGATTCGCAACAACTTCGAGGGCGTCGCCGCACCGGACGACGAGATGGACATCACGACGGAGGGCGCGTGATGGAGGGCTGGATTTTGTTTGGCATTTTGTTCGTCGCCTGGCTGGCGACGCCATACCCGAGCAGCCGCAACATGACCGAGACGACGAGACGGTTGCGGATGCCGCCGCCGCCCAGGCTTTGAGCATCCTCGCCTTCGGCCTGCCGGCGCACATGGAGAAGTGGCGCGTCGAGCTCCCCGGCTATCCGCCAGGCGACGAGCAGAACGGCGCCATCTTCTGGAAGCCCGAGGGCATCACCGTGCTGTTCTCGAACGGTCTCAGCTGGGAGCACGTCTCGGTGTCGCGCAAAAAGCGCACGCCATCCTGGGACGACATGCACCGCATCAAGGAGCTATTCTGGCAGCCCGAGGACGTCGTGATCCAGTTCCACCCGCCCAGGAGCGAGTACGTCAACAATCATCAACATTGCTTGCATCTGTGGCGACCGATGAACGGCGAGATCATCACGCCGCCGTCGATCCTGGTCGGCATCAAGTGAAGCGATCGCGCTACGGCAACATCCAGAAGCACACCCTCGACGGCGTCGTCCTGGATTCAAAGGCGGAGATGAACCGCTTCGCCTACTTGAAGCTGGCGCTGAAAGCCAAGCAGATCGAGTCGCTCGAGGTCCACCCGCGCATCCCGATCATCATCAAGGGCGTGGCCATCAAAATGCGCAGCGCCGGCTATCCGAACGGCCGCCAGGTGACGTATGTGGCCGATTTCAAGTATTACGACAAGCACGCCGGCCGCTGGGTCCTCGAGGACGTGAAGATGTCGAGCGGCCATCGCACCGAAGTCTACAAGCTCAAAAAAGCCCTGGTCGAAGCCATGGGCATCACCATCACCGAAACTTGAACCAGGAGAATAAAATGTCACTACCAGGATCACCGCAGATCGGCAGCGGCTACAGCGCCAACGCCGCACAATCCGCACAATGCGAGCCAAGAGCCACGCGCCACATTGAGAACGCCTGCAACACCGCCAGAGGACTGTGCATCGCGGCCGACAACATCAAGCGCCGGCTGTTCGACAAGCTGGCCAGCCTCACAACTGACCCGCACGGCAACCAGCTGGAGCGCGTCGGAGAAAAACGCGACCACGGACTGGTTCCCGCGCCCGAGCTCCCCGAGCTCCTGCAGCTTGAGCGCAGCCTGGCCGAGCTCGACCGCCACCTGAATGAGATACTCGACGCCACTAACGCCATCGAGGACCTGTAAGTGCGCATCTACGTGCAGAACTTCTTAGTCCAGGCGGAGCCGGCGCTGGACAAGCAAGGCCGCAACGGCTACGACGTTTACTACCCGGACGGCCGGACTCAGTGGATGCAGGTCGACGACTTCGAGATTCATCACCGGCTCCTCGACGTGCGCGAGCGCATGATCATGGACATGAACACCCAGGAGCTCCAGGTGCTTCGCATCAGTGACAAGGACTACCCCGACCTGGAGTGACGCGGTACACTCGGCCCGTCTAACGACACAACCTTGCAAGGAGTACGTCATGAAAGAAAACAACAAGGGCTCGAGCTCCGGCTCGAAATCAGCCCCGGACCCAAGCAACAAAGGCAGCACCGGCGGCCTGCGCATGGAATCCGGCACCAACCAGGGCGCAACCAAGAAGCCCACAACCAAGAATCCGTTCCCCAACGGGCTCGCCTGATCGGCAGGAGCTCCTGGGCATCGAGTTCCAGGAGACTCTGACATGAAATTCACCTACTACTGCTTTCGACTGTTCTACCTCGACGCCAACGGCTTCCTGGTGGAATACGTGCGCTCGTAAGCGTAATCTGCAGCGCGTGACCAGCCGCGCACTCAAACCCAAGAAGCCAGCCAAGCCTCGGCCATTGACGCCGAAGCAGAACGCCTTCGCGCACTGGTACTGCTCGGCCGCCGTCAACATGAACGGCACCGAGGCCGCCAGGCGCGCCGGCTACAAGGGCAACGACAAGACACTTTCCCAGGTCGCGATCGAGAACTTGGGAAAACCTGGGATACGCGATCTCATAGACAAACGACTCGAGAAGGCGCTATCCGGCGCCGACGTCACCATCGAGGCCGTGCTGCGACGAGTGCAGGTAATTGGTGACAAGGCCTTGGAGTCTGAGCAATACGCCTCGGCAGCCAAGTGCGCAGAGCTCCATGGGAAATACCTCAAGATGTGGACCGAACGGATCGAACACGTTCAGACCATCGAGGACGTATCGACGGAGGAGCTCGTGCGATTGCTACGCGAAATAATGGAGGCCGGCGGACTTGATCTCATTAGACTCATTGCGGGAGATGGAGCCATCGACGGCTTGCTACCTGCTGCTGCAGGAAATTCGACGGCGCACTGAGCGCGACAAGCTCTCGCAGCTGTACCCTGACGCCGGCCCGCTTCGACGCGAGCTCTACCACAAGCACATTGACATGCTTGCCGCCGGCGCGATCCACGCCGAACGCTGCGCCCTGGGTGGCAACCGCATCGGCAAGACGCTGTCGATCGGCGGCTACGAGACCGCGCTGCATCTGACCGGGCTCTACCCGCCCTGGTGGGAGGGCAAGCGATACTCGAAGCCGATCCTGTGCTGGGCTGCCGGCACCAAGACCGCCAAGGTCCGCGACGTCAACCAGAAGTTTCTCCTGGGCCAGCTGCACCAGCGCAGGGGATTCACGCAGGCCAACGGCGGACTGATCCCGGCCGCGCGCATCGGCAGATTGACCAGGCGATCCGGCGTCGCGGATGCCGTCGACCAGGTGATCGTCAAGCACGTCTCCGGCTTCGAGAATGTCTGCACATTCAAGAGCTACGAGGAGGGACGTACATCATTCGAGGCCGAGGGCGTCGACTTCATCTGGTTGGACGAGGAGCCGCCCAAGCCGATCTACGACGAGTGCAAGATGCGGATTTTAACGACGCGCGGGTGTATCCTCTCGACGTTCACGCCGGTGGAGGGCATGACCGAGACCGTGTTGTCGCTGCTCGAAGGATCTGATTTTCTGTGACCAGGAGACGATGGCACAAGCGCAAATGCTACGACTGCCGCACGATACTGATTCGCCCGGAGGTGCTGTTCAACGATGGATTCTGTGATGCCTGTCTTACGGAACGGGTCAAAAGGACACAACATCCTGGAGCGACTCGAGAGAATCTCAGTCGACGAGCCCGAGAGGAACGAGTACCAACTCACCGACGAGAGCGAGGCCCAGGCGATCCTGACGGCGATGGCCGCGAGCCTCATGAGCCTGGCGAATGACGTCAAGCACAAGCCCGACCGCCAGGTGCTCCTGGACTACGCCGCGACCTACCGCCTACAGGTGCTCCACAAGACCGCGCTCAACTACTTCCGCAAGCTGACTGACGACGACGCCCTGGTGATCTTCGGGCTGCGTCTTACTGTGCCGGTGATCCTGGTGCAATGAGCAAGTACATCGACATGATTGGCCATAACGACGTGCCACATCTCAACCCGCCGATCATCAGCGTCGAGGAACGTGAGGACTTGTTCAAGGACATGCTGCCGCACGAGCGCGTTGCCAGGCAGACCGGACGGCCGAGCCTGGGCGCCGGCGCAATCTACCCGGTAGCCGAGGAGCAACTGCTGATAGACCCGTTCCCGATCCCGGACTGGTACGAGCAGGCCTACGCGCTCGACCCTGGCTGGAACTACACCGCCGCGATGCTCCTGGTGCGCAACCCCGACACCGACCAGTACTACGCAACCGCCGAGTTCTACGGCCAACAGGACAAGCCCATCGAGCACGCCCAGGGCATCAAGGCCATGCTGCCATGGCCGAAGCTGGTCGGCTGCATCGACCCCGCCGGCGATAATGTCTCGAGCCAGAGGGACGGCACGAAACTCAAGCAAGAGTACGAGGACCTGGGTCTCGAGCTCCAGAAGGCGAACAACGCTGTCCATGCCGGACTGCGCCGCGTCCTGGTGCTCATGCAAGGCGGTCAACTCAAGATTTTCCGCACCCTGGTCTACACGCTCAAGGAGCTCCGCTTGTACCGCCGTGACGTCAAGGGCAAGATCGTCAAGCAGAACGATCATCTTATGGATTGCATGAGATACGGACTCAACACCGACCAAGCGTTTCAACCCAGGCCAATCCACAAATCCCGAAGCCGCGCCCGAGGCGAATGGTAGGAGCTCTCCATGACAGTCCGCAGCCCAACAACTGAACCGAACCAACAGCCCGACGACATGCTTATCCTGGGCGACGACGGCCAGCCATCCGGCGAGCTCGAAGATCGCCTACGCAAGATTCGCAACCGCTTCCAGATTCACCAGACCTTTTGGTCGGAGATTCATAACGAGGCCCTCGAGGACGACCGCTTCGTCGCCGGCATCCAGTGGCCCGACGAGGTACGCCGGGAACGCGAGGAAGATCGCCGGCCCGTGTTGACGTACAACCTTCTGCCATCGTTCACCAGGCAGATCACCAACAAGATTCGCCAGGAGCGGCCGCAGCTGAAAGTGACGCCAGTCGAGTCGAACCGCGGCGCCAACCCGCGCGTCAACAACCTGTCCGGCACCAAGGACTACGCGCTGGCTGACATCTACTCCGGCATCATCCGCAACATCGAGCACGTCTCTCGTGCCGACCAGGCCTACGACACGGCAACGCAGCACGCCGTCGACCATGGCTTCGGGTTCTTCATGCTCATGAACATCTGGTCGAAGCTCGACCCGTTCGTCCAGGAGCTCAAGATCATGCGGATCAAGAACAGCTACACCGTGTTCATGGACCCCGATGCCCAGGAGGCCGACTACCGCGACGCTCAGGACTGCTTCATCTTCACCAACATGCGGCGCTCGACGTTCGAGTACAAGTGGCCCGACAAAGCCCCGGACGAGTTCGCCGGCGCCATGATGGGCGCCACCTACGAGGGCTGGTACGACGGCGATACCATCCGCGTCGCGCAGTACCTCTACATCGACTACAAGAGCGACGAGGTCCTGCAGCTGACCAACGGCAAGACCGTCTACCTGTCCGACGTCGAGCCGGTCCTGGACGAGCTCCGCGAAATGACCGGCATCGTGGTCGCGAAGGACGGCCAGAACAATGAGCTCCGCAAGAAGGTCAAGCGCCCGATTTGCATGTGGCAGAAGCAGACCGCCAGCCAGATACTCGAGGGCCCGGTCGAGCTCCCGTTCTCAGCCATCCCGGTGTTCCCGGTCCTGGGCGACGAGCGCATGGTCGACGGCCGCATGATCTACGAGAGCGCGATCCGGCACGCGAAGGACGCGCAGAAGTCGTACAACTACTGGCGCACCGCAGCCGCCGAGACCGTGGCGCTGGCACCCAGGGCGCCGTACATGGCAACCGAGCGGCAGATCGCCGGCCACGAGGAGCTCTACGAGCAGGCCAACACCAGGAACATCCCCTACATGCTGTACAACCACGTCGAGGGCGTGGCACCGCCGCAGCGTCAATTCAACGCCAATCCGGCCGCCGCCGAGCTCCAGAACGCGATCCAGGACGGCGTCGACATGCAGACCATCATCGGATTGCACGACGCCAGCCTGGGCAGAGAGTCGAACGAGAAAAGTGGCAAGGCGATCATCGCCCGGCAGAACGCCGGCGCGACCTCGACCTTCCAGTTCCCCGACAACCTGGGCAGAGCCATCGAGCAAATGGGTCGCTGCATCGTCGAGGCTATCCCGCAGCTGTATGACACGCAGCGCATCGTGCGCATCCGCTTCCCGGATTCCAGTGAGGACTTTGTCGAGATCAACCAGACGGCGATCGACCAGGAGACGGGCGAGACCTTCCTGATCCACGACATCGCCTACGGCAAGTACGACGTGGTCCTGGAGACCGGGCCGAGCTACGCCACGCAGCGCCAGGAAGCGGCCGACCTGCAAATGGAGCTATTGAAGGTCCTGGGTCCCGAGATGGCGTCGAGCATCGTGCACCTGATCGTCAAGAACCTGGGCGTGCCAGGCAGCGACGAAGTCTCCGCGGTACTGCGAAAGCTGCTACCCGACAATCTCAAGAGCGAGGAGGAGAAACTCGCAGACCTGCCAAAAGGCGTCACCAAGAACGAGGACACCGGCGAGCTCGAGAAGGATGGCCAGCCATGGCAGCCGGAGCCGACGCCCGAAATGGTGCTCATGCAGAAGCAGCAGGAGATCGACGACGCCAAGAACCAGGCCGAGATCGCAATGGCCCAGGCGAAGCAAGCCGGCGCCGAAGCGGACATGAAGCAGGCCGAAGCGAAGATCGCCCAGGCCCAGGCCGACATGGCCGAGCTACAGGCGCCGAAGGTCCAGGAGGGCCCGGACTCCGGCCAGTTGTTGACCGAGATCGAGCAGGTGATCAAGCGCACGATGCAGGAGCACGAGCAGAACCCAGGAGCGCACAAGGACGAAATTCAGGAGATGATCGCGAACGCCGTCGTCGACGCGCTGCAACGAGTGAAGGGATTCGTCGACCGGAAGGTGAAGGCCGGCCAGGTCGTACCAATTACCCCAGGAGCCCCGACCCCCAGCGCCGGCAGCCCGAGTGCCGGCAATGGGGGCGGAGCCAACTCCATGACGCTCAACATCGAGCCCAAGCCCAAACGCATCAAGTTCGAGTACGACGCCGACGGCAACCTGGTCGCCGGCATCCCGGTCTACGACGACGACGACGAGCGCGAGGACGAGTAAGTGCCAGACTGGCTTCCACCAGGGAAGGAGCTCGACGAGCTCACCCAGGACGACTACGTCCAATTCGGCATGGTCGTCGGCGGTCGCTTTCTGATTGCCGGACGTGGTGCCGGCGATCCCAGGCCGAACATCAACGCCTACCTGGCACACTGGCGCCAGGAGTTTGGACCGTCGAACATGAGCCAGATCGAGGCCAGGGCCGTCTACGACAGGCAATTCACGGAGATGGAGGCGCTCCAGGTATTCCAGTCTGACTTCGACCCGGACTACGTCGACGCGACCGACGCCATCGAGGGCCTGGCCGCGTACCTGAACACGCACGACAACGACATCACCGACCTGCCACCGATGGCTCCGTAATGGCCCAAGTCTCGATAGTCGTCTCGCAACCAGGTTCCGGCAACAGGTACTCCACCTGGTCGCACATTTTCCAGGGCGCGAATACCATCTGGTTTGGCTTAGGCACCGGCAACCTGACCCTGGGCAACTTCTTCAGCGGGCTCCAAGGCCAGATTCAGAGCGCGTTTAATACGCAGATTCCACCAGGCGCGACCATCGTCTCGGCCACGTTTGAAATGACGGCCGCGACCACTAACGCCAATCCGGCATTCACGGCCACGATCAACAGCCCGAACCGCAACGTCCAGTCGTACTACCAGGACGCGATCCAGACACCGTTCGAGCTCTACGAGGGCTACCGCCAGGACGCCTGGAGCAATGCCCAGGTAGGCGCGCTCTCCACGACGTTTACCGCGGTATTCGGCACCAGCGTCACGACCAACGCCAACTGGTCGATGCGTCAGATTTCCAACGCGGCCGCCGGCGCGACCATCGACATGAATGATCACCTGGCGCAGCTGATCACGACGCGCACCGGGAACATGACCATCGCGTCACTGTTTTGGGACCTGAGTCGAGTCGGCAACCCGGCCGGCACCTTGCGCGTGCGAATCCAGGGAGTGACCGTCGACCGCGGCGTGAAAATCCCGAACGGCATCGACGTGGCGAACGGCGTCTCGAATACGATTCTGTGCTCCAGCGTGCCGAACGCGCAAACGCTGACGATCTTCACCTTTCCGGTCAACCCGACCCTGGTGCCGCTGACCGAATACTTCATCCTGATCGAGCCGACCTACGCGGACAACAACGCCGACTACATTCGCGTGCATCATCAAAACGCCTTCCTGATTGCCAACGGCGGAGGCCTCAGACACTACGGCCAGGGCCTTGGCATGGACTACCAGAACAGCCCAGGCGTCGTCGATCTCAACCAGGCATGGCAGCTGGACAAGTACCCGTTTGAGGACGTTATCTGGCCGATCGACGCCGTGACCGCCGGCGTCGTCGAAGTGAGCCCGGACATCTCCAGTCTCGTCCAGGCGCAGATCGACGCGCCCAACTACACCCAGGACGCGGGCATCATCATCGCCCTGGATCGCGTGGTGCCGACCTCACAGTCGAGAATCTTTCGCGGCAACGTGACGACCCCCCACGTTTTGCGCATCACCTACGAGGAGCCGCTGCCGCCTGTCATACCTGACAAGCTGGCGGACCCGGCCTCGAGGCTGCCGAAGAATTGGGAACCCTGGGACCCGGACTACTACCGCTGGAAGTACCGCAAGGAGATCGCGCGCCTACAGCAAACGAGTGGGTTAGACCGAGGCCTCTCACCCACTATCGAGCGCCCCGACATCATGCGGGACATGCTCGACCAGGCGACGCTCGACGAGCTCGACGCCAGGAACGCATCGAACGAGCGCGACATCCTGGAGTTGCAGACGTACATCGCAGAGCTCACCGCCGGCCTCGAGGACGACGCTCTCCAGGCAGAGCTCCGCGCAGCCAACCAGGAAGCAGTACTGCAAAGACTCGAGGAAAATGTGAAACTCGCGCGCGAAACGCTACTCGCCGCACTCGAGTCGAGACGCTTCCACCAGAATCAGATCGCAGCTGTGCAGGCCGTGATCCGCTTTTACTACTAACCCAGGAGAATCCAGTGAACCAGCCGAAACCACCCACGCCGCAAGACATAAAAGCCATCCAGGTAGACGTGAACGCCTACCAGGCTGTGCTCAACATCCTGCAGGACTTACCGTATAAACAGGCCGCGCCAGTACTGCAGGCACTCCAGAGCGGCAGCAAACCCATCTTTGCCGATAAGGCGTCGATAGTTGACGACGGCGGCCAGGAGGGAGCAGAATGACCGCGCAACGCACTGATCAGCCATCAAACGTCTCAACCGAGGAGGCGGTACGACCACGCGATAGCGATGTCGTCACATCTGACGCTCCGGCCGAAGAACCTCGAGATGATCAGGCGAGCAAAGCCGCGGCCCCGGACTCCGGGAGCTCAACCGATTCGGACTCGGCAACCGACGAAACCAAAAAGCAAACGCCAACGCGGAACCCCGCCGCCGAGCGCCGTATCAGGAAACTGAAAGGCCGGCTCACAGCGTCGGAACAGCGAGAAGCGGAAAATGCGCGCAAGATCGCGGAGCTCGAGGAGACCGTTCAGTCACTCAAGACCGCGAAACCCAAAGCCAGGGAGCCAATGCTCGCTGACTTTGCGAACCCCAGGGAATATGCGAAGGCATACGCCAAATGGGAGACCTCGAACGAGGAGCCAGCGCCGAAACCCCGCACCGCCAAACCCGCAACGCCACCAGCAGCCAAACCCTCGCAGGCACCACCGCCTGACAAGGAGATTCTGGACTTCCAGGAACGCGGCAAGAAGAAGCTGGGCGACGAATTCGTGGAGGCACTCGAGACCGACGGCACCGCCGTCTCCCAGGTGATGGGCGAATTCATGATCGACAGCGATGTCGGACCAGAACTCTACGTCTACCTGTCAGAGAACCAGGACGTCAGTCGCAAGATTTTTGATTCATCCGCTCCCCGTGCCATGAAACAACTCGAGGAGCTGGCCAAGAAAGCCGCCAATGGCGAGCTCTTGAAGGCCGAAGGCGAGCTCGACGTCGCGCCACAATATGGCGAGGAGGACGACGAGGAACCGGCACCGCCGCCGAGAAAGAGAACAAAGGCACCGACGCCACCCAGCGACGTGAAACCAGGCGGAGACGCCAGCACGAAGCAGGACCCGAACTCGGAGTCGATGGACGATTACGCCGCAAGGCGAGCAAAGGAGGAGCGCCGACGAATGGGGCTCCCTAACTAACCCTGGGCCGCTTGGCCCTGTTTGGAGACCGACATGGCCAACACCCTCATCACCCCACAGATCATTGCGAAAGAGGCGCTATTCCACCTCGAAAACAACGTGATCATGGGGCAGAACGTCTACCGTCAGTACAAGAAGGAATTCGTCAAGATTGGCGATTCCGTCACCATCCGCAAGCCGGTGAAATTCATCGCGACCGATGGCGCCGCGCGCGTCAACCAGGACGTGATCGAAGAAACAACCAGCATTGTTATCAACAACCGCAAGCACGTCTCCTGGAACTTCTCGACCCAGGACTTGACCCTCACCATCGAGGAATACGCCGAGCGATACATCAAGCCGGCAATGATCGTCCTGGCTAACACCATCGACCGCGCGCTCTGCGTTACCGGCGCCCAGAACTTCTTCAACTCGGTAGGCACGCCTGGCACCACGCCGGCGGACTTCGCGGCCCTGGCTGCAGTCGGGCAGAAGATGGACGAGGAACCCGTTCCCGACGACGGCCAGCGTAAGCTGGTGCTGAATCCGGCGGCTCGCTGGGCAATGGCGAACGGCATGGGCGGCACAGGCTCCGGCGGTATCTTCAACGCGGACATCGTGCACGGCATGGTTCGACGTGGCCGTCTCGGCATGTTGGCCAACCTGGACATCTACGGCGACCAGAACATCGCGGTCCACACCGTAGGCACCTGGACTGGCGCTCCGCTGGTCAATGACGCGGCCTTCGCGAACGACACCAACGTCGTCGCGTTTGACGGCATGGTCGGCGCCCAGGTAGGCGCCCTGGTGGTCGGTGACGTGTTCACCATCGCCGGCGTGTTCAGCGTCAACGACGTGTCGAAAGAGTCGACCGGGCAGCTGCAGCAGTTTGTTGTCCTGGCTGATGTCACGACCGCTGCCGGCGTAGGTTCCGCGACTGTCTATCCGACGCTCAACGACGGAACGACCGCTTCGACGGCTGCATACCAGACGGTCTCCGCTCTGCCTGCAGACAACGCTGTGATCACCATCCGCGGAGTTTCGGCAACGGGTTACGCGCAGAACTTGGCATTTCACACCAATGCGCTCGCCCTGGTCACAATCCCGCTCGAGCTCCCCGATTCCGCCGTGTTCAAAGCACGCGCAGACTGGAGAGGCTATTCGATCCGCGTGATCAAGGACTACGACATCGACTCGGACGACGAGATCATCCGGCTCGACATCCTGTTCGGCACCAAGGCGATCTACCCGGAGCTCGGCGTCCGGCTCTGGGGCTAAGTGGCGAATCGGCTGCTAAGATCGGGAGCGGCCACAACGGCCGCTCCCTTTTCAGCAACCCAGGAGAAAGTCATGTCCAAACGAGCATTTTTGTATTCACCCGACTGCCCAGGGGGCAGGATTTTTGCAGGCGACGAAGCCATCGCGGCAGCGTGCAAGGATGGATGGGCGGATTCCCCGGCCGGAGTAGGCGAGAAGCCTGCAAAACCGGCGAGCGGTGGCAAGAAGAAGAAGGCCGCCAAAGGTGACAACAGCAAGTGAACTGATCCGGCGCTCGCTGCGCCTGATTAACCAACCAGGTCGAGGCGCGCAACTTGCGCCGGAGGACCAGAGCAACGCTCTCGAGGCGCTCCAGGAGATACTGGACTCGGAGGCTGTCAGTAAACAATTCGTGCCGGGTATTCGACGGCACTTTTTTCCGTTTGTCTCAGGCAAGTCGTTCTACAGCTACGGCAACAATCCTGGGGCGGACTTCAACACCAGCCCGTTCGGCAACATCAACCCGGACCCCGCGCCGATCAAGATCGAGTACGGCCAGGTGCTTGCGGCGTCGAACATCATCGACAACGAGCTTATTCAGGAATTCCGATTCCAGAACGTCGGCAACTGGACCGAGGTCGCTCCTGGTGAAATCACCAACAACGAGCTCGTAATTATCGACCAGGGCGGCGTGACGATCGCAGACCCGGACATCGTGCCGGACCTGACTGGCGCCACCACGTACACGCTGCGCACTATCGTCGAGCAGAACGCCGGCGAGGTCGTGATCACGCTGTACAACAACGCCGTGCAGTTCGAGCAGTTCATCCTGGATAGCTCCGGGACCTACGAGTTCGACTTCGTGTGGCCGGCCGGCATCGTGCCGTCGATCGAAATACTCGGCCAGAATCTCGGCGCCGATCTACGCCTGGCACTGTTCTCAATCATCCCTCGAGGCCTGGACCGGCTGCAGATTCCAGACGGCATTGGCAGCTATTACCACATGATCCAGTCGGACCAGAATAGCTACAATCGGTACTTCACCAAGGGCAACCTGGGCAGGCCGTACCACTACCTCTACACCCGATCCGCCGGGCCCCTGGGCGAGCTCCGCTTCGATAACTCCGGCGTCTCTGGCGACATCGTCGTCTTTGACGTCCTGGTCAACACGGTGCAGGTCTACAACCTATCCGACACGCTGCAGCTGTCGCCGCAGTCGATCAAGTGGTTGCGCTACGCCCTGGCGGATAACGTCTCGAGCGAGTACGGCAAGAACCTGAACCAGCGCCAAATCACCATAATGGAGGACGCCTGGAACAAGCTGGCGGCCGGCAACAGACGCATGAACATGCTCGGCGTCCCTCGAGGACTGAGACAGCGCCAGCGGTTCGACATCAATCGCGGAGACCCTTAGACATGGCCCTGAACAACATCATCGCGCCACGGCAGACCGTGGTGAATTCTCAGGGAGCTCCGCTTGCCGGCGGCTTCGTTTACTTGTACGAGCCCGGCACCACCAACTTCATCACGTCCTACACGTCGGCCGACCTGGTCACGCCGCACCAGAACCCGGTGCGCTTGTCCGGCTCTGGCCGGGCGAACATCTGGATCACGCGCAACTGCGACATGCTGATCACGGATCGCATTGGCACCATCGTGCTCACCGAGGACGACGCCAACCCGGACAACCTGGGCGGAGATACCTCGAGCCTGGTGCCGAACGGTTCCTTCGAGATTGTCACGACGCCGCCGGTCCCGGATGGATGGACGCCCGTCGACGACATCGGCTCGACCAATGCAGTCGACTCGACCTTCTCAACTGACGGCGCCAACAGCTACCGCTTCACGTCGGCCGGCTCTGGCGGCGGATCACTGACGACGACCGACTTCTTCCCCGTCAACGACGTGGACCAGCTGCGCGTCAACTTCGACCTGTTCTCGACGCTCGCGACCGTGCGGAACATCGTGCGCATCGAGTGGTACGACGTCACCTTCGTGCTGATCTCGAACGAGGACATCTATGACTCGACTGCGAATCCGATCTCCTGGATGGAGTTCCAGCTGATCGGCACGCCGCCGGCCCTGTCACGGTTTGCGAAGTTGAAACTGATCGGAATAGATCCTTCTGTGCTGCTGGCCGGCTCGACCTACTTCGACCGCATCTCCGTGTTCTACCCGACTGTCGTGTCCGGCATCTTCGACAACATCACCATCCAGGACAACGAGATCATTTCGACCAACCTGAACGGTGAGATCGCGCTCAAGCCGGACGGCGACGGCCCGGTGAATATCTTCTCGACCGGCTCCGTCGACCTGGTGGACGTGCAGAACCCGCTCAACATATCGAACCTGCTGGACCCGGCAACGAACCCGCACATCGCTTTCGACGCGGCCAATATCCAGCGAAAAACCGACGCAACCAACACCGGCGTGCTGTTCCTGAATCCCCTGGGCGGCAACGTCGTGGCGGGACCAGGCTCGGGCTCCGG